TTTACAGCTACCATCTTGTAGTCGTTGTTTAAGATCAAAGCAATAGGTGTAGATCCTTGACGGTAAACTAAGTAGATAGAATCCGTTACGTTCATCGAACACAGATTTGATGTCATCAGTAGTTGCATTAGTGATCACATCAACAATCAAGTCATCACGGACATTCCTTGATACATCGAACAATGGTCCTGATTTCTCTTGAATAGTTCTACCTAGACTACGTACACCTGTATCAGACAAGAAGAAGATATCACTACCTACATCTTGTACAGAATCTCTAGCAATACATCCTACACCATCAATCACCTCTACTAACTGAAGGTTTGTTGTAGGATCTCCTTCAGCACCAGAATAGATGATAGTGCTTTTCTTACAGAATATGATCAACAAGCCGTTAAAGGCTGCTAAGGCTGTGATACTATCAGAGCCATTAGTTAAGACAGATTCAATGCTGATAGAACCACTACTACCACCATTCCATTTGTGACCAATCAATGAATCTGACCAAGTAACTGTCTTCTTATCTGTGGCGGTGTCCGCAACCCATAGACGACCATAAGCTGCTAACACTTCATTGGCTAATGGCACAGTACCTGAATAGGAAGCATGTGCTGACATCTTCTGCCATACGTTACCAACATGATCATACAACAATGGATCATGACCACGTTGAAAGAAGTAAGTATGACTATTAAAGTTTACTGCTTTCCAGTTCTGTGCTGTCCAGGTAGCATCAGAGTAAACCTGAGTAAGTGTTGTCGTACCAGTGAAGATCTTCTTATCACCGATAGAACCGATAACTGTAGTACCATCAGACTTAACAATCTCAAAGATCAATGATGGTTCTTCACCGTTAAAACCTAACGTAGTGTTAACGTTATCCCAACCTTTTCTAGCTGCAATACGACCATATTGGTCAATAACAGCATTCTCAGCACGAAGTGCAAACTCTTTAGGTAAAGCTACAGAAGAGTCTTGAGTATTGAGACCAGCAAAGCCTGGAGCAACAATACTTACTGATCGTAGCTCAGCAGCCATTATGACCACTCCCAGGTTGTTTCATCACCGTAACGCTCTGCTTCAATAGAGATATAAGAAGCCACTGCTTTACGGTATAGATCAGCTTGTTGTTCGCTTAAACGTCCACCATCTTCACCACGTTCATTGATAGCACGAAGATAAGCACCTTGGATAACTAACTCTGAAGGGACATAAACAACATCAGTACCATCGGACAAATCAGCCTGTGGTATAACACAGTCTACCTTTACCGTTAGCACTGACGATGGGATAGGCCATAGATCAAGAGTAATAACACCAGTAGATGATGTGCTGTTACCAATAGAAAAATAAAAAGGATCTCCATTCACTGACCCTTGTAGGTTATTCCATTCATGCATTTGATTCTGTGTAGCTTGCTGAAGATCTCTCTTCAGCGATGGTATGTAAACCACTAATAACCTTGCTCTTGGATTAGTGGTAGGTATTTCGTAGTTCTGTGTGCCGTTAGCAGTGGTGATTGTCTTTGTTGTACGAAGCACAGACCAGTTCCAAGCATCTTCAACTTCTCTCTTAGCTTCATTAACAAAATCACCAATTAACTTAACATAGGCTGTATCAGTTGGCGTGATAGCCTCTGTCTCTCGTATACGGCGTAGAACACCATTGATGCAGTCTAAGAATGTAGCCATTACCGTTTCACCTTAATTGTTTCTGTACTAACATAATTCTACCATTTAGTACGATCAGCCCAGAAGGCCGCAGACATCTTACCTTTAGCAATGTTCTTAGCGTGGCGAGCCTTGAATGATTTATTTCTAGCAGAACCTTCTGGAGAACCTGAAACACCTTGTTGACCGAACCGAATCGTCTTAACTTGATCACCGTCCTTTGCTACAACAATGTGAGATTTAGTAGGATGTGTTGGGGTTTTTTTAGGGCGATTATATCCAGACACTCCTGCTCTTTCCAGCCTAGAATCCTTTTTCATTTCTTCTTAGCAGTTTTTGCTGCCTCCTTAAATGCTTTTGCTGTAGGAGCACCTTTAGTGCCAGGTTTTCTCATCTTCTCACCAGAGCCTTCAGCGATACGCTTACGCTTGGCTTGGATGTTAGCGTATAGGCCTTCTTTCACGACGGATAACCCATCTTCTTCTCTTTAGCCTTCATAGACTTTGATTCTTTCTTCTCATGCATCTTCTTTGCTTTCTTCGATGCATACTCTTCTGCTGCTTTCTTGCCCTTAGCTGTGTAAGGAAACTTCTTATTCGCTACCATCGGCATTTTTATTCTCCTTGTTACGTCTAAACATACATTGAACGGTATCTGTTTCCCATATACGAATAGCAGTCCACATAATCGTTAAGATTGCAGCTATTGCTGGTAGCAGTTCAGCCAAAGTACCCACAACAGTGAGTATTGAGATAGCATCTCCAACTTGTTTGATATGTTCATCAGCTTGGAGAGCCATGTTTGTTGTCCTTAGAGATCATGTTAAGGATTTAGTTGTGCTGCCAACTGCGCTGCTTCATAGGCCGCAATCACTTCAGGTGTCCAAGCCGTATTACAGATCGCTACCACCTTCTCAGGCTGTCCGGTTAGGTCTTGCCCCGGTTGAAGGCTTGAGCGGTGATAGGTTTGTGTCAGTACCTTTTCATCTTCAATAATGCGAGTGGCTTCACGATAAAGCACGATGCCGTTCTCGGTGACTGTGATTTGGTCAATGACCGTTTGTTTGGTAATCATTTGATTTCCTTTCGTTAATGTCCGACCGCGCTAGTTATCCGGCGTGGTTAAACTGGGTAGGAACCAGAAATATATAAACTGCCTCCAGTATCGTAGGCAACCGTGGAGTCCGCTCCCCCACCTACCGGCGTTTGGACAATCTGAATGCCTGTGGATATGTTCAAAAGAGCTTTGGCTATATTATTTGCGTTCAAAGCTATATTTACGTCAAGAATGTTTGCTATTGGCAAATTTGTCGTGTTAACCGTAAAAGGCAATCCTAAAACTTGAAGACTCCCCGTTCCAGTTCCGCCAGTCCATGTTAATTTGAGCCAAAAAGTAACCATATTGCCAATTTTTGTGTATGAACCTGATTGGTTCGAGTACGTTGCCGTTCCTGCAGTAGTACCGCCCGCAACCGTAGGTGTCCACGTCCCCTCCTCATAATCATCCAACGTGTTCGCGTCAGACGATGCAGACTGCGTGGCGGGGAAGGTGATGCCTGCGCCGGAGGTTGATGGGGTTGCGCCACCAACGGAGATTGTTGACCCTGTCTTAATGGTTCCGTCTGCGTTGATACGCATCCGCTCAGACCAAGTGATAGAATTTCCAGCGATTCCGGACGGGGCATTGCGCCAAACGATGTCGCCATCTTGATGATAATTATCAGAAGCAAAATCGTTTGCAATATATTTTGATGCACCATCAAAAAACCAATTAGCTCCTATTGCTACAGTATTTCCCGAACTTCTTACGTTTCCATTTGATAATTGTAAAACACTGGTAACAGTCCATGCGCTCGGAGTTACTCCAATCCCTACCTTGCCCGAGGAGGTGATACGCATCTGCTCGGAGCCATTCGTACTAAAAGCAAGCGTATTGGTCGTTGGCAAATACATGCCATTACCCGCAGTGACATTACCTGTGGGAATGAGTTTGGTGGCGGTTACCGTACCGCCTGATGTTAAGTTCGTGCCATCAAAAGTAAGGTTTGAAGATCCAGCAAACGCACCAGCATTGTTGTACTGAACTTGCGTGTCGGAGCCACCAGCAGAAGATCCACTAGCGTTTAAAGTACCACCAGATAATGTAAGATTAGTACCAACCGTGACGTTACTAAAACCACCAGAGCCATTGTTTGCTAGTAGTTGTGCTGAAGTTCCTGTTGTAGCAGGGGCATAGTCAGTACCTGAAGTAGCTGTAGTAATTGCTGATGTACCAGCACCTTTTAGCAAAGCACCAGAGCTAAAGGTTGTTGCTCCTGTACCACCATTAGCAACTGGTAGTGTACCTGTAACACCTGATGTTAGCGGTAATCCAGTAGCATTTGTTAAAACAGCAGCTGATGGTGTACCTAAGTTAGGAGTAACCAGTGTAGGTGAGTTTAGATCTGCTTTTGATGTGATAGCAGTAGCTATGTTATCAAACTCTGTGTTGATCTCAGTGCCTTTTACAACCTTATTCGCATTACCACTTGGTAAGGAGTCTTTAGCAGCAAAGTTGGTGCTTTTGGTATAGTTAGACACAATCAATCCTCTTTAGTTGACTTTGTGACCTTAACTTTACTTTCTTGTTTTTTATCTTCTTCTTTTACTTCTTCATAGTCTGGATGCCTACGCATCTCAGCAATATCAAACTCATACTGCACATCAAGTAAGTTGTTAGACCAAATACATCTGAATATTGCCATAGTAACCTCTTATGATGAAAGAGCCTCCGAAGAGGCTCAATCGTTTATACCAACCTAGCTATTACTAGTCGGATGGTGGTAGATGCTAAATCAACAGCACCACCAGTATTGTTATTAGCAGCAATCGTCACAACATCAGCAGCAGATACATAAGCAGTAATACTTAGACCAGCAGCATCAACACCGAACGAACAAGCCAATACCATATCGCCTAAAGCAACACCAGGAACAGCAACCGTATCAACTTGAGTTTCTGCATCAGCAACTGAAGCAAGATTCAAAGTAGCGGTTACAGACCAAGTATCATTAAATACACCACGAAACT